ATTTTTCATCCTTTCATTACTTACCGCCGCGGAGGGATTCCGAAGCAGTAAGCAAAGCAGGGGCTCGCGCCCCTGAATTGCTCGGATGTTTTTCCACTGTGGAATTTGACCTGATGCGATTGCTCGCGCCGTCTGGCAGGTCTGGCTCTGGGTCACGCGGGTGCTTACTGCGAGTTCGCTACGCTCGGTTCAGTCCCGTGGTGCTGAGGCTCAGCGTAATGGAGGCGAATCCAATCCGTCAAGTCTAATTCCCTCACAAATAAAAAAAAAATAAAAAAGCACAAATGTGCAGATGTTCTGAACAAATGTGCAGATGCACACATTTGGATATTAATCAACTTAAAACACCGATGTTTACCAAATTGTTATGAAATAATTTAGCCCCCCAAAATGGGCTGGAGAGTTAGACAGCATCCGAACATTTGTTCGCTTTTAATTATGCAAATCCAAATTTGTTTAATTCATAGCCTGAAATGAAATGTAAGGCTGTAAATAAATGTAATAGTTATCCACAAGATACACACAGGTGTGGATAACCTGTGGAAAACAAGACCCCCCTATGTTAAAATCAACATACCCCCCCATACCCCCTCTCTCACCCCAGAAATTTTTTCCAGTTATTTCCCCCGTGGTTGGTGGGTTTTTTAGTCATTAAGGAAATTCTCAGAAATAAAAGCGTTCGGTACCCGTTTTAGACGGGGTTAATATATATAGGGGGTAATTATAATAGCGAGCCTTTGAGGCTCGCGTATTAAGCCAGGCTTGGTGCCTGGCAAATAATCAATACGAGCCGCTTGGCGCGGCTCTATTAATATATAGATTAGGATTTTGACGATATGGCAGCAGGTAAAGGTGATGGTCATCACTTTGCGCAGAAGCAGCAGAAGAATCAAGAGGCCTATCTAGCCCTAGTCAGGACTGGTGTAGCCCTCAGAGATGCTGCTGTCGCAGCAGGGGTCAAACCCCAAACGGTCTACACTTGGCGAACGAAAGATAAAGCATTCGCTGACAAAGAACGGGATGCTAGGGCTGAGTATGAGCGACTTCGTGAGAAGGGTGCCCACTCAACCGCCACCATCCAGTTTGAGGAGTTCTCCGAGGAGTTCCTCAATATGAAGGTCTACCCTCACCAGCGCAACTGGATTGACGTGCTGGAGGATAAAGAGCCATCCTGGCTCCATCCTGGTATGACCTACAACAAAGCCAGCAAGAACAGACTTCTGATTAACGTGCCCCCTGAGCACGCCAAGTCTACCACGGTCACAATCAACTATTGCGTCTACCGCATCTGCAAAGACCCAAACGTCCGAATTATGATTGTGTCCAAAACCCAGAATTCCGCTGCTAAGTTTCTCTACTCAATCAAGCAGCGACTATCTCACCCACGATGGGCTAAGTTACAGGCTACCTTTGGCCCGTCTGGTGGCTGGAAGCAAGATGCTGACCAGTGGAAAGCCAATAGCATCTACCTAGGTACCGAAGCCCGTGATTCTGACCAGAAAGACCCAACGGTTGAGGCCATCGGTATAGGTGGACAAATCTATGGTGCCCGTGCGGATTTAATAATCCTAGATGACGTAGTTGTAACCAGCAACGCCCACGAGTGGGCTAAGCAACTGGAATGGCTCCAAAAAGAAGTGATTACCCGTCTTGGTAAGAATGGTAAACTTCTCATTGTAGGTACGCGCATTTCCTCAAATGACTTATACCGCGAAATCCGCCAGCCAGAACATTGGCAAGGTGGGCAGTCCCCGTTTACATATCTGGCGATGCCAGCAGTTCTAGAGTTTGCAGACAAACCCGAAGACTGGGTAACTCTCTGGCCAAAGTCTGACCGTCCTTGGGATGGTGAGCCAGATGCAGAACCCGATGAAAATGGGGACTTCCCCAAATGGGATGGGCCAGCGTTGTTCCAACGCAGGTCTGAAGTAACCCCCAATACTTGGGCAATGGTTTACCAACAGCAAGACGTAGAGACTGATGCTATCTTCTCCTTAGCAGCAGTTAACGGTTCTATTAACCGTATGCGTAAGATTGGGCCATTAGACCCGAACAAGGCTGGTCATCCAACCGAAGGACAGTTCTACACCATTATGGGCTTAGACCCTGCGATGACTGGTAGGACTGCTGCGGTTATGTATTCCATTGACCGCATTACTGGCAAGCGTTACATCTTGGATGCTTTCAATATGAAAGACCCAACCCCTGGCAAGATTCGTGACCTGATAGGTCGTTGGATTGATATGTATCAGCCAGCAGAGTTACGTATTGAAACTAACGCGCACCAGAAGGCTTATCAGTTAGACGAAGACTTCCGCCAATACCTAGCAGGTAGGGGAGTGAAGTTCTCTGGCCAGTTCACAGGCAACAACAAGTGGGACACTGGCTTCGGTGTGGCTTCTATGTCAGACCTGTTTGGTACCGTACACCAGGGCAAGCATCAAAAAAATAATTTGATTGAACTGCCCTCCATTGATAACGAGCACCTAAAGGCTCTAGTCAATCAGTTAATTACTTGGTCAGCCGATACCAAAGGCGCGACAGACTTGGTAATGGCACTGTGGTTCTGTGAGTTACGTGCCAAAGAAATTCTAAAGAAGAACAAGCAACGCAGTTACCACGCTGGTGACCGTTGGAGTACAAGGCGAGCATACGAGTCTCAAGAGGTAGTAAGCCTCAACGAGATTCAGTATCAGCCCAATGTCATCTATATGTAAAGGTTGAAAATGGCTTTAAGTGTTCAAGAGATAGCGACTAAGGTAGGTAACCTTAAGAGACGCTATGCTGCACGCGATGCACGTATGGGTGACGTACTAGCGGTACGCCGTGGCGAAATGACAGCAATCTTCTCGGATTATTTCCCAGAAGGTATGTCAAAGCCAATGGTGGCTAACTTCATTGATATCGCGGCGCGTGATGTTGCTGAGGTACTAGCCCCACTACCATCGTTTAACTGCGTTCCAAGCAACACCACATCAGACCGTGCTCGCACGTTTGCTGATAAGAAGACGATGATTGTTAACAACATCGTAGAGAATTCCCGTCTACAGACTCAAATGTATACGGGTGCTGATTGGTACATAACATACGGCTTCCTGCCAATTGTTGTGGAGCCAGATTATGAAGAACGTTTGCCACGTATTCGCGTAGAAAACCCATTGGGTGCTTACCCTGAATTTGACCGCTACGGAAGATGCGTTGCTTACGCCAAGCGATATATGAAGACAATCGCTGAGTTAGTGCTGGAATTCCCAGAATACGAAACTCAGATTGTTGGTCGCAATCCTGATATGGTAGACTGGAACTCTCCAATGGAGATGATTCGCTACGAGGACAAAGACCAAATTGTATTGTTCTTACCAACCCGAAAGAACCTAGTTCTTCGCCGTACTCCAAACCCAATTGGTGAATTGACAGTACGTATTGCGAAACGACCAGGTATTGACGATGAACCGCGTGGACAGTTTGATGATGTTCTCTGGGTACAACTAGCCCGTGCACAGTTCGCCACTCTTGCAGTGCAAGCAGCAGAGCGCAGTGTACAGGCACCTCTGGCTTTGCCAGATGATGTTGACGAGTTTGCCTTTGGCCCAGATGCAATCATTCGTTCACAACGACCTGACCTTATTAGGCGTGTAGGATTAGATTTACCAACTGCTGCATTTACTGAGCAGAACATTTTAGAGCGCGAGATTCGTCTCGGCTCACGTTTCCCAGAAGGCCGTACAGGTAACATTGATGCAAGCATCATTACTGGCCAAGGTGTGCAAGCACTTATGGGAGGCTTTGATACACAAATTAAAACTGGACAGACTGTTTTAGCAGACGCATTCCAAGATGTCTTAGGTGTTGCACTTAAGATGGATGAGATGCTGTTTGATGATGAGAAAACAGTTCGTGGTACCCATCAGGGTGCACCGTACGAGATTACGTACAAGCCAAGCAAAGACATCAAGAGTGACTATCACGTACAGGTACGTTATGGTCTTATGTCAGGACTTGACCCATCTCGTGCATTAATATTCTCACTGCAAGCATTACAGGCTGGTCTGGTTTCACGAGACTTTGTAATGCGCGAACTTCCTTGGTCAATGAACGTTGGACTAGAAACCCAACAAGTTGACGTAGAGCGTCTACGAGATAATCTCAATGGCGCAATCAGTGCTATGACACAAGCAATACCTGCTATGGCTACACAGGGTCAAGACCCATCAATGTTAGTAGAGCAAATTGCTAAGGTGATTGAAGCACGCAAGAAGGGCACACAAATTGAAGATGCTGTACTTGATATCTTCAAGAAGCCCGAACCCGAAGTTTCCCCTGCGGTAGAGCCAGGTGCCCCTGTAGAGCAGGCCCCAGTACAAGAAGAAATGATGATGGGTGCTCCAGGTGAGGCGGCTCCTGCAGGGGAACCTACTCAAGCACCACCTCCAGATATCGCAGCAATCCTCGCACAACTAGGCGGATAATATGACAACTATCGTTGCAGTACAGGGTGGCACTGTTGCAACAATAGGTGCAGAGTCATACACTACCTATGGCGATAGGCCTTACTTCCACAAAGACGTAAAGAAAATTACTCGTAGTGGTAGATGGCTAATTGCTGCAGCAGGCGATGCAAACGCCTGTGACTTAATTACAAACGTATGGAAACCACCTACCCCAAGGGGCAACAAGAATCTATACGATTTTGTAGCCACAAACGTAATTAAAAGCCTACGCAAAATGTTTGCTGATAATAACTATACTCAGCAACCTAAAGATGATGGCTTTGATTTGCTTCTAGCAATCAATGGTGAAGTATTCCAAATCACCAATGACTACACATTGCTTAAAACCAGTACTGGTATTTACGGCATAGGTTCAGGTGCTGACTACGCAATAGGCGCACTAATGGCTGGTGCTAGTGTAGAAGAAGCAATGAAGATAGCAATCAAGTTGGACATCAACAGCGGTGGCCCAATTCAAATAGAATTATCGGAAAGGACAAGCAATGGCACCAAGTAAGGGCAAGCCAGTATCAGGCCCAGGCCGTTTGTCTGCTCGTACAGACTTAAGCCCATCCAATCCAAACAACCGTAAGATTCAAGGTGCTAAGGAAATCCCTAGCAGCAAGTATGGTGAAGGTGTTGAATTGCAAGCATTGCAAACTGCTGCACCTATGAAGGGCAA